TACATGAACTCCCTTCGCGACGTCTGGTCGCAGGTGGTCATCCTGGGCCAAGCGCTGGCGATTGCCCTGCTGCCGTCCGTGCAACATTTCATCGACCTGCTCAATCCTTTGATCGAGCGCTTCACCAAATGGGTGGGGCTAAACCGGGAGGCGCTGCAAACGCGCCTCGACCATTTTCTGGAGGGGCTGGTCGGGTGGCTGGAAAAAATCGATTTTGATAAATTGTTCAATGGCCTGGAGAAAACGGTCAAGGAAGTCGACAAAATCGTGACCGCGTTTGGCGGGTGGAAGACCGTGGGCTATCTCGTGGCCGCGATGACGTTTGCGCCGTTGATCAGCGCGCTCGCAAACGTGGCAATCGCCCTGTCTACAATCAGCGGCTGGCTATCCGGCCCGATCATTGCCGGGACCGTCGGCTGGTTCCTGGGCAAGTGGTTGTCGCACAAGTTCGGGGAGCAGGAGAACAAGGTCTACGACCGGTCGGCAGGCGGTCGCGGCCACAGCCCTAGCAGCGCAGCGCCGTCGCCGTCGGCTGCCGGGACGCCACTGGGCCTGCGGCAGAACAACCCCGGAAACCTGCGCTCCTGGGGCGACGCTGCCGTTCAAAACGGCTTCGCGAGCTTCCGTACACCGCAGGAGGGTTTGTCGGCAATGGCCGGGAACCTGCTTGCCTATTCGCGCCGTGGGCTGAACAACATCCACGACATCGTTTCTACGTGGGCACCGGCAAGTGATAAAAACGATACCAAGTCGTACATCGCCGACGTCATGAAGAAAATGGGTGCCTCCGAATACCAAACCCTCAACATGAAAGACCCGGAGTCGCTCGGGAAACTGATGGGCGCAATGATTGGCCACGAGCAGGGATATAACCCTTACGGCACGAGCGCGCTCACGTCGGCGGCAAATAGCCGGATACAGCTTACGCAAAGCACCCGCATCATCGTGCAGGGCGCAGGTGATCCGGCAGCGGTCGGGCGGCATGTGGCAAATGAGCAGCGGAACCTCAACGCCGAGCTGGTCGAAAACCTGTCGCCGAAAAACCAATGAGTGCGCCCCTCGGTTTTGTTTTGCCCGGCTTGGCACTAGGTGCCGGGGCGGTAACGCTCAGTCCTAATCCGCGTGGCTTCTTCCCCGCGCCAGGACCGCAAGGCCCCGTGCAGCCAATCATCGCGCAGGCCACGGTGGAAGAGGTAAGCGAAGACGAACTCGAGATCACCGAGCACCCGGTAGAGGTGGGCGCATCCATTTCGGACCATTCCTACAAACGCCCGGCGCGGGTAATCATTCATTGCGCGTGGTCCAACAGCCCGTCGCCAGCGGCCAGCATCGTAAGCCAGGCGCTCGGCATTGCTGCGTCCGTTTTCGGCAACCCGATTCGATTGCTCTCCGAATTGTTCCCGACCCTGTCGGCGGCGCAGTCTATCTTGACCGGTAACAATGCACCGTCCCAGGTGAAAAGTATCTACGCGCAGCTCTTGGCGCTGCAAAACTCGCGCATCCCGTTCACCATCTTGACGGGGAAGCGGCAATATAAAAACATGCTGTTCAAGTCGCTGCGGGTCGATACCAGTAGCAAGTTTGAGAACTCGTTGCAGGTCACGGCGGTATGCCAGGAAGTGATCCTCGTAACCACGCAGGTCGTATCCCTGTCTGCTGCGGTGCAGGCAAACCCGGCGTCCAATGGGCCGACACAGGACCAAGGCAATCAGGCGCAGCAGCCAATAGCCTCGGCCACGCCGGACGCGGCCTCTACGGTATCCGGGGCGCTGACTGCGGTACAAAGCAGCTTCGGGCAAATTACTTCGATGGTATCCCAGGCGACGGATTTTTTAACCGGCGTGCAAGGCCCACTCGCCCAGCTTCCCGGCGCAATAGATGAGGCGACCACCGCCCTGTCTAATGTAACGAGCGTCTTTCCTACGGCGCTAGAGATCCCCACCATCCCTGCCGCGCAAACCCTCACTGTGCCGTTGGGTGTACCGGACCTCGGCATTGATTTTTCCAATGCGATGAAGCTGCTGCCCGACCAGCTCGGTGCCGCACAAACCGCACTTGAAGCGGCGATGAAACAAATACCGTCGGTGTCGGCGGCGCTGCCTGCGGTGCTGTCTACGCTCGCGCCTGCACTTGCGGCCACACAAGGACAGATCATCGTCGCGGTAAAACAGCTCGGACGGATCGGGGTGAACTAATGGCCGCCGTCGCCACCAACATGCGCCTGTCTTGGAATACGAAAGCAGCTTGCTGGGTCATCGATATATCGGACAGTGCAGGGAATCCCATTTTGCAGGGTGTGGCGCTGGTATGCGGCGCAGACCTCCTTGAGCAGTTTGCCTACCTGGACCTGGGCGGGCAAATGATCGCACAGACCGATCACGCTACCGATGCTCCACCGACCTACACGAATCTCGGGTCGTCCGGCCACCTGCTGTTCCTGCCCACGCCGACCACATGAGCGCCGTACAGCAGACACAGTGGCTGCGGGGCTTTGGTCTTTTTGTAGGGATCAGCTTCGATGTGCTCGCTGACTCGCCTGCGCCGGGCGGCGGCAATTTAGGGAACCAGTTTTTCGACCTGTCCGCGCTCCGGTTCCGGTTTCGCACGCAGCAATTTGACGACGAAACACCAAACACGTGTGAGATCCGTGTTTATAACCTGTCGCCGCAGACGGTACGAAAGGTGCGCGAGGAGTATTCCCGCGTCGTTTTGCAGGCGGGCTACATCAACGGCAGCGTAGGGACCATTTTTGACGGCGACATTCGTCAGTTCCGTACCGGGCGCGAAGACGCGCTAAATAGCTACCTGGACATCCTCGCAGCGGACGGGACGCTGCCGTATGGCTTCGGGTTTGTAAACGGCAGCGTGCCCTCGGCCACGCTGCCTGCCGACTACATTCGTCGCGTGGCTGAGTCCGGGAGCGACCCGCTGCTTGTGGGTCACATCGCGCCGGTATTCAACGGGTCAGAGGGAAAGTCGATCCGGAGCAAAGTTTATTTCGGCATGATGAGGGACGTGCTGCGCGATGCCGCCAATACTGCGCAGGCGACGTGGTCGATCCAAAACGGCAAGCTCCAATTTATCCCTCTGACCGGCTACCTGCCCGGCGACGTGGTCAAGCTGAATGCGTTTTCCGGCGTGATCGGTGTCCCGGAGCTAACCGAGCAGGGCCTGAAAATCCGCACGCTGATTAACCCGCGTCTTACGGTGGGTGGCCTCGTACAAATAAATAATAAGGATGTGAACACCATCGTGCAGGCAGGCGGCGACCCACGGCAATACAATTCGTGGAAGGAACCGCAGCACCTGGCGTCCTTGTCCGCTGACGGGATTTATCGCGCATATGTGATCGAGCACAGCGGCGATACACGCGGCCAGGAGTGGTACAGCGACCTCGTCTGCCTGTCCGTAAACAACGGGCAGGTCGCCGCCTTTGGCATATTGGACGATTGATGGACCGGCGCGGAAAATTTAACAACATCCAAACCGCACTCCTCGCCATGCTTGAAGGGTGGCAGGCGGCTATCTGGACGGCGCTACCGGTGGTCGTACAGTCGTTCGATCCGGTCAAAATGACGGCGGTCGTTTTGCCTGCATCCCAGGTGCGCGTGCTAGACAGCAAAGGGAACTATCGGTTCGTCACCATCACGGTGATCAGCGACTGCCCGGTGATTTTTCCCGGCGGCGGCGGCTATACCATGACGTTCCCCATTGCAGCGGGCGACGAGGGGCTGCTGATTTTTGCGTCGCGCTGCATTGACGGCTGGTGGCAGTCAGGGTGCCCGGTCAACGGCCCCGCAGCGGTCCCGCCTGAGATTCGCATGCACGACATGTCCGACGGCTTCCTGCTTGCAGGGCCGCGCTCACAGCCGCGAGTGCTTGCCGGGATTAGCACCGATACCGCGCAGCTTCGCAGCGACGACGGCGATGTTTACGTTGAGCTGGCGGCAGGGCATGTCGTAAACATTGTCGCGCCCGGTGGCGTAAACATCACCGGGAATCTGCACTGTACGGGAGCGGTCATTGCAGGCTATGGTGGCGCGGACCAAGTCGGCCTCCAAACGCACCGTCACCCTGCAAATAACACGCCACCGACACCCGGCACATGACCTTTCGCTACCGCAACCTCTCTCCCTCCGGTGACTACGTCTTTGGCGCTGGTATGGGTGAATTTTTAGTCGACTCCCCACAAGCAGTCGCGCAGGCGGTGCTCACTCGTTTGTTGCTATCGCAGGGTGAGTGGTTTTTGGATTTAACCGAAGGCACGCCGTGGACGACGGCAGTTATCGGGACAGGGACGCAGGGCCTGTATGACGCGGCGGTGCAGGAGCGTATCCTGGGCACGCCGTTTGTCGTAAGCATCTTGTCGTACTCGAGCGTGCTTGATTCAAACAGGAAGCTCACGATCAACTGCACGATCATGACGACGTTCGGTCCTATAACGATCACCGGGCCAACCGCAGGCGGCGGGGCTGCCAGTGCCGGGAGTTTTATTTTGGATTTTTCTCAATTGGATTCTGGAGATACACTCGGATGAAAAAAATTCTAGCGGTCCTCCTCATTACATCGCTGGCGTGCCTTCCGGCGTCCGCGCAATTTGTGCCGGGACAGACCCTTGGTGCTGCGGCACTCAATGCTGCGCTCGCCGCCCCGACCATCCTCGGCGGCTCGATTAACGGTGCGCCGATTGGTGTGACGAATCCGCAATCGGGGCGCTTCACGACGCTCACGGCTCCGCAATTTGTCTCCACGGCTACGCCGGGCACTGCACCGTTCGTTGTCGGCTCGAACACACTTGTACCGAACCTGAACGCCTCGCAATTACTTGGAAACACCTGGGCAGCGCCTGGCAATATTGGCGGAACGACTCCCGGCAATGGCACCTTCGTAAATACGACACTGACCGGTGTCGGTGCCTGGAACCGGGACTTAGGTTCGATGCCTTCGGGAGGCGGGAATACCACGGCTACGATGGCGACAAATATAACAGGCACCGTAAGCGGGTCGGGCTTTGGGGCCACAGCCGCAGAGTCGAAGGTCTTTACGATTAGTGGGACCGACTACAATACGATTTACGGGTATCGCCTTTTCCTCGGACATCTTGGCACCGGGACGCTTGATGAGTCGATCGGCTTTTACCTCCAGACCCTTTCAGAGAATACCGCGACCATCACTGACGCGGCTGGTTATCACAGCAGTTATACGATGTCGGGCACCGGGAAGATCACGAACTTTGATCAGTTTCGCGCAAACGGCGGAAACAATAGCCCCGGCACTGTAATCACAAACTTGATTGGGTTCCACGCAAAAGATATGCTGATTGGAGGAATATCCTCGAACGCGGTAAACCTGATCGGGTTTCAGGCTGATGACCAGACCGGAGCGACGTCGCTAAATATCGGCTTCCGTTCTTCCCTGCTGTCAGGAGCGAACAGATACAACGCATATTTTGACGGCACTGCGGAAAATCTTTTCACAGGCCGATTCAGAACCGGGACCGTAGGGACGCCGCCGACCTGCACCAGCAACTGCGGCACGTCGCCGTCGATTATCGGAAATGACACAGCCATGCGCGTGACGATGGGTGCGACCGGTGCACCTGCCTCCGGTTTCGTGATCACTTTTACGACGGCTTGGGCCTCGTCCCCGTCCTGCGTCGCGCAAATGGCGAAGTCCGGCATGGTGATAGGCAAGATGCCAATCGTCGCGTCCCCGACCACGACCACGCTGACCATCACGACCAACGGCACCGCACCTGCCAATTCGGACATCTACGCGGTGCATTGCCTCGGAGTTTCCTGATGCCCTTGACCCCTGTCGTTGCAACGATCACGCCTGCCGGGATTACCGCGCCCAGTTATGCGGATATTCTTGCGTGGTATCAACAGCAGTTCCAAACCATTTACGGAACGGACGCATATATAGCGCCGGATTCTCAGGACGGAGAGTTACTGGCAATTCAGGCACAGGCGGTCCATGACATGAATGACGCCCTGATCGCTGCTTACCTGGGCTTTTCGCCGACGTATGCGCAGGGGAACAACCTGTCATCCCTCGTCAAAATTAACGGCATTGTCCGGCAATCCCCATCGTTGTCCACGGCGGTTGGTGATGTGGTCGGAGTGGCCGGGACGGTGATTCCATTCGGCGTTGTAGAAGATACGGACGGCAATTTGTGGACCGTACCTCCGGTGACTATCCCTGGCGGCGGCAGCGTTGCGGTGACCGTTATTGCGCAAAAGCCCGGTGCAATTGCTGCCGCTGCCGGAACAATCAACAAAATTAACACTCCCATATTGGGGTGGCAGACCTTTACATCCACATCGGACGCGGTGCCTGGTGCGCCCGTCGAATCGGACGCGGCGCTCCGGCGGCGGCAAACGACGGCGGCGTCGCTCCCGTCGCAGTCGCCCCTCGCCGGAGTCGCTGCCTTGCTTGCCAATTTGCCCGGCGTAACGCGGGTCCAATGCTATGAAAATGATACGGGAGCGCCGGATGCAAATGGGTTGCCTGCGAATTCGATTGCCGTAGTAATCGAAGGCGGGGACGTCAATCAGATCGCAGAAGCTATCGGCCAGAAGAAAACGATGGGCGCGGCCACATATGCAACCGGGGCCGGTGCACAAGCAATAAACTACACCGATCCGATCACCGGCATCGTCTACACGATAAATTTCATGGTGCTGCAATACCTCGAGGCGGTCATCGTGGTAAACGGCAACCAGAAGACCGGATGGAACAGCAACGTGGCGGTGGAAATTCAAAATGCCCTCGCTGCTTACATTAACTCGCTCACCACCGGCCAGACTATGGAGTTTCTGCGCCTTGTACCTCCCGCGTACTTGCTCGGGACGGCAGACGGCAGCACCTACGAGATCACCAGCATCACCCTTAACGGTGCCGGTATCGACGTGCCGGTCCCATTCAATAAGATCGCCCGCTGCGTGGCGGCTGCGGATGTGACGATCAACATCGTATGACCATCGCCACCGTCGATGATTATTTAAAGCTCATCCCGCCGGAGCATGCGGGACAGCCGAATTTCCTTGAGGCACTGACTGCGTTTGTCGCTCCATTTGTTGACGGCCAGAACCTGGCGGCGTCGTTGGCTGCGCTATTTGATGTCGACTTTGCTGTGGGGCAACAGCTTGATTTCGTCGGGCAGTGGGTCGGTATCAGCCGCAGGCTCCGGGTGCCCATACCGAACAAATATTTTTCGTTCAACATCGCAAACATCGGAGTGAACCAGGGCATCTGGTTCAACCCCGACGACCCGACCGAGGGGATTGTTACTCTCGATGACAGCACATACCGGCTTATGATCCGAGCGAAGATTTTGGCGAATATTTGGGACGGCAGTCTTGGCGAGGCAAATGCCGGGTTACAGGCCATTTTTGACGGGACGGTTCAATTGCAAGACAATTTTGACATGACCTATTCGATCATCACGACAGGCACGTTGTCGAGCGCCTTGTTTGTCGAGCTTGTGCAGCAGGGCTACATCCCTTTGCACCCCGCAGGCGTCGCACTCGTCTAAGGAACCACCATGCCGACCATTGATTACCAGCCGCTCGCAAATAATCCCGGCGCGGACGTTGAATCGCAAGCACAGTTCTTGATCGATATTGCACCGGGCGGATCGCTCGAGG